GTGTTTATTTCGTACATGAAGTCATTTGCATCGCTTCACTATCGTGGTTCATCATCTCAGATCAAAATTGAGTTTGAGCGCCCTAATTTTGCCAAGTTTGTCCATGAGCTTTATAAGCATTCGGCTCGTAAGATTTGGCAGGTCGCTTATCTATTTAAGACGGTTGGTGTAGCGGCCGAGCAGCAGGCTCGTAATCGTCAGGATGTAGAGAAACTTATTGGAGACTGTATGGAACAAGTGATCCGTACGTTCCTTCCGTGGGAGCAGATCGCAAAGAATTACTTTGTAGATACGCCTGCCGAGATACCTTCACAGCCTCCTGCGGCGTCGAAGTCGGTCATGTTTGAAGATGTTCAGGATGATGATTCTTCAGACGAGGAAGAAGAGGAAGAAGACCGTCCTAAGATGAAAGTTTCTGATGAAGTCTTGACAATTGAAATAGAAGAGCTTGATAAGCCCAAAGAAGAACCTAAAGTTGTAACTATCGAACCCGAAGTCGATCCTTTAAAAGAAATTGAATCAAAGGTTGGTGAGTCGCTCGTTCTAAATATGTAAGTTTTCACTGTAAACGAACACAAATGATGCTAGTTATAAGTTCACTTGCAGTTGCTCTAGTTGTTTTTATACTATACGCACTTGAACGTAAATCTAAAGATAAGCCAATTGACTGGATTGATGCGGGAAAGCTTACATTAGTTGGTGGTCTTCTAACGTCAGGTATTGTTTTTGCAACGACATCTGATGTAGTAAATACTGTAGCTGAAACGGTAACAAATGTTGAAATCCCTTCTGTTCAAGATATGTTTGTAGGTGTTCCTACTTTTTAATCAATGGTGAGAATATCGCCAAGTCCTACAGGACTTTCAACACCATAAATAGACTTTAAGTGCTCAATCTCCTTACGCGGAACAGCACTATCTCTCGAGTATCGTGCTATTGCTTTATATAAATGAAATCCGTGATAACGATCATGATGAGGATCTTTCTTTCCAAACATAATGGAAGATCCGTTATCCTGTTTTAGCCAGCGTATAAGAAAATTAAACAGTGTATTCATTTTGTAGTCATCGTGATCAGGACCTTCTGGAAAGAGATCCCAGAAGATTGATGTAGCAAGACGAATGAGATCAAAAGAAGGATTCGGCTTTACACTGGCAAATTTATTATTATAAAAAGGTTCTGAGTTATACTGACCACCAGCTTCTTCGTTAACCGAAAAATGATCACTCATAAACGTCTTAGATTCTTTCATTCCAGCTAGACGGATTGAAGTTACACCACGCTCAAAATCAATGATCTTAATTAGGTAACCAAACGTAGGGACTTTATAATAAGAACCATTACAATTATAATATAAAAATTCTTGAGAAGTTGTAACGTACATCACATTATTTGAATGAAGATCATTGTGTGTCATTCCAAAATTTCGCTGAGCAAATGCAAGGGCAAACATAACTTGAGAAATCCATGCAAGATGTTTCTCAGTTTCTGTATTTTCCGTCATAAGCTTGTACAGAGTTCCGTCGCATTTTTCCATGACAGTAGTTTGAACGGGGACATTTGCAAATGAAGCCCACGCAAAAGCTTCATCTGATTCGGTATCTTCGTTAACAGAACCATCTTCGTCATCATCACAATCACACGAGGACACTTTAAATATGTAAGATGTTGAAACTGAAGATGAATCACTCTCATCATCATCTTCTTCAGATCCTTCAAGTAACTGTTGTATCTCAGCTACTTCGGTGTCGCTAACATGATCAGCATCCAAATCCTGAACGCCTTCAAGCGTAGTAGCCTCGCCAAGATTTAAATGAGGACGCGATGTGCGTGTGTGTTGAAACTCAATAGCATCTCGAACATGATCAGCAAGTTTTAGATCAAATGTCTTACCGATATTTGCACTAAACCACGAGCGTTCACTTAGCTCCTCATAATCGTCAGAAATATCAATTGTGTGATTCTTTGAAAGTCCACTAAATACACCATACACTTTTGGAAAATGCTGGCACTTGGATTGTGATAGTATTGAAGATATTATACTTCCAACATAAGCAGCATTATGATGGGACTGTATCTTTGAAGATACTTCTGTTGATTGACCACTAGATGATGGAAGACCAATCGTTGAACCATATTCTCCCTGCATCCACTTGAAAGGACTTAATATCATAGTCGTTTTGCAATGGACCGCTCGCTTTTCAAATTTTGATGTACGAATTGAATCCGAAGATAAAATTGAAGAAATTTCTTCATCAAATCGTATACCATAATCTCCTACTATTTCGAGATCATTCGTCTTAAATAGAACTTCAAGAGATGGAAAAAATGGCTGAATAGAATCAATATTCCAATGAGCTAGAGCACTTGATCGTATATTAGAAAGCGTCCACTTATGAAGAGAAAGAGGAATTGAGGAAGCCTTTAGTTCTGTCTGCTTTCGCTTCAGCATATTATTACTTCGTGTACAAACCAAAAGCAAAATCTTCACGCAGTATAGTTAATATGAACTTTAACATTAAAAAGTTCAATATCGAAATGCTTAAAGACCGATGTGAAATCGATTCTCGAAAATCTCCAATGATTGTTATTATTGGAAAAAAGGATACTGGTAAATCTTTCTTGGTTCGCGATATTCTCTACAATACACAGGATGCATTTCCAATCGGAACTGTTATTTCGGGAACTGAGGTCGCCAATGAGTTTTTTCAACACATGGTTCCTTCTAAATTCATTCATGATAAATACAAGCCTGAAATTGTAATGAATATGATCAAACGTCAGCTAACTGTAAAGACAGCTCGAAATCAAGATAAAGGACGTGGCGGTTCATCTTCAATCGATCCTCGCGCATTTCTAATTTTAGATGACTGTCTTTACGATGCTACATGGATTAAAGAAGAATCTACTCGTTACGTATTCATGAACGGTCGTCATATCGATTTAATGACAATTATTACCATGCAATATCCTCTTGGTATTACTCCCAACTTGCGTACAAACGTAGACTTTGTATTCATTCTACGTGAAAGTATAGTAAATAACCGCAGACGTATTTATGACAACTATGCAGGTATGTTTCCTACATTTGACATGTTTTGTCAATTTATGGACCAATGTACAGAAAATTTTGAAGGACTTGTAATCTGCAACGGAGTTCAGTCGAACCGCCTTGAAGATCAAGTATTTTGGTATAAAGCAAGTGATCACCCTGCATTTAAAATGTGCGATGATTCGTTATGGGCAGATAATAAACCGTTCTCTTCAACCATGTTGGCATCCGACGAGTATAACTCAGAAACAATGAAAACAAGCAAAAAGAATTCGGGCCCATGGGTACACGTTAAAAAAACTAGTTGATCTAAACAGTAACCTTCAGCGTAGTGAAGAATGCTGTTTTGATATCCAAACAAATAATACAAAATTTACAAATCGCGAATTGCTCCTTCCGTCGGGTGAACCGGGCGAGAAATTGCATCCGATAGCTCATCGGTTTCTACGAGACCAGCATCCTTCTTAGCATCAGCAAGGGCCTTCTTGCGGCGCTCATCGTTCTCCTTCTTCTGCTTCTCAATCTTTTGAGTCTTCTCCTCCTCGAAGAAAATTTCACGATTTACTTCGTTCTCTTTGTACTTGCGCATCATCTCATTGAGTTCCTGCTCGGCGTATTCAACTTCAGGCATGAGGTGCTCAGACGGATCCCACGGTAGCCAGCAACCAACCTTACCAACGTAGAGACTGTCCTTGGGGTAACGACGCTGTAGAACCTTAGCATACTGCTGGCACTCCTCAAGATTTGCAAACGTACGACGAACCTTAACACCACGAACATTGGTGCGGAATTCAACCTTCTCAGTAAACTCGGTCTCAAGATCCTTCTCGTGCTTTAGCAGGAAAACCTGGTACTGCTCATGAACATCTGTCTGTTTTACCTCGGCATTGTGAACCTTAGTAAACTCGGCCATGTCGTTAAATAGATCCTCAATTTTTAGAGAGTACTTCTTTGCGATAAAAGCCATAAGGTGCTCCATACCCTTCACTTTCCAATCATAGTCCATAAACTCGACAAACTTTTCGTTAAAGAATTCAGCCTTCTGCTTAATAACTTTCTCAGGACTGAGGAAAGAAATTACACAATAGCGCTGCGTCGGGATTTCAGGATCTTCGTCGAGATAATCGATCGTAGATCCGTCATCTTCCTTCTTAGGGAATGACTCGACTGGCATTTCTTTATATTAGACAACCAACTATGAAAATACTTTTTTAACGACGACGTCTACGACGACCACCTTCCTCACTCTTTACGAACGGATTGGGACCACGATCAGGGCGGGGACCCTGCTGGGGTCCACTGTTTCCGGGTAAAAATTGACGTTTTGCTTGATCAGGTACATTAGGAAGATTTGGCCTGACTCTGCGAGCTAATATATCAGAACATTGAAACTGAATAATGTAAAACATACGTACAATAAAATTAATTGTACCAATTCCGTAAATC